CTGCCACCAACGCCACCAACGCCACCAGAACCCGTGGCGCCGTCAGTACCCGCATTGCCCCCGCGGGCGGAAGCCAGGCCCGCGAATTGTGACGTGCCGCCGGCCGCACCCGATCCAATTCCGCCATTGCCGACAGTCACCAAATAGCTCTGGCCTGGCGTGACCGGGTAGAACCCCTCCGAATATCCGCCGCCGCCGCCCCCGCCGCCTGCGGCGCCACCGCTTACGCCCGCACCCCCGGCGCCGCCGCCGCCCCAGATGCGCAATTTCACACTGCTGATGCCGGCGGGAACCGTCCAATTACCCTGCGAGACAGGCGTAAACACGGCCAGATTATGCGTCCCCGGTGTCTGCTGCGGCAGCTTCGTTGTGATAAAAGGGGCTTCCGGCACGGTCGCGATATTCGCCGCCACAACGCTCGACGCACCGGCAGGTACGGTGATGACGTAAAGCCCGACCCAGCCAGCGTCCACCGCCGGCGTTTGCTGCGTTCCCGCGCCGCCCGGTGCGCCAGCCTTCACTTGCAGCTGGACCTGCTGCAAGCGCTGCGTATTCTGGGGTGTCCCCGTCCCGTTTGGCCCGCTATAGGGCTGGCTCGGGTTGGAAGAATTGTAATACGGCAGCACCACCGGCGTGGCATCAACCTCCAGCAGCGTCGCTTCGATCAAATAATTAATCGCATCGCCCGAAACCGTCGGCGCAGCCAGCGTGAACTGTGCCGCAAGAAGATTGACACCAATCCGAAGCAGCGGTTCAGTCGGCTCCGCAGGCAAGGACCCGAATGGCAGCGTGTCCACGGCGCCGTATTGTGTAATGCTGCCCGGTCCAACCGTCACATTCATGGACGCAGGCAGCGTCGGTGCGCATGCCAGCCCATCGACCACGGTCCCAGTGCCAAGCACGGCTTGCGCCAGGTAGCCGAGTGCCACCATCACGTTGCGCTCGATGTTGAGAATATCCGTATCCAGCGGAATGCCGCCAGGATAGACAATCTGCCTGTCCACGCTATGGCCTTTCAGTATGACAAGAATGGATAGCCGCTCACGACGCTGATGTGTCGGACAGCCGCATCCACGCGATCGTGCCAGCTGGCAGCATCGGCGGCACCGCAGCCTGTATCGCGCTGTCGGTAATGCCGGTGGGCTCCATGCTCAGGCTCGCATAGACCGGAATGCCGCCAGTACCGTAACCGGCGATCTCCGCAATGCCGGCACCGCTCGGCCGGAACACGGTGATAAAGAACTGATAGGGCAGCGCTAGACTTCCCCAGCCCCCGCCCAGCCCATAGCCGACGCCACCAATCGTATAGCCGCCCGTATCGGTGGTTCGCGCCGGTTCAAAAATAATCGGCGCATACCCAGTCAATTGCTGCAGCGCCGTGCTCAACGCTGACCGTGTCGCGCGGGGACGCAGCAGCGCCTGTAGGATCCTGATCTGGAAAGCCGCGTCCGCCTCGTCTGAAAATCGTAAAAGCGTGCTGCCAAAGAAGTCCGTGCTGATCAAGTCCAGAAACTGGCCGGCAGCCGTCCGGATCCGTGTCTGCGAAATAACCGCCTGAAGCAAGGTCCAGAAGTTTGAAAACGCCGTACCCAAACCCTGGAGCAGGGCTGCCAGGACCAGTGTGTTATCCCCGAACCAGCCTGCCGGCAGCATAGCCAGCAAGCGGCGCGCCATATCGGCGACATCGCCCAGCATTTTAGGAAACCGTAACGCTGACGGGCAGGATGATACCGTTAATCGGCGCAGTCACGTCCTGCGCAACACCGTTGATCAGCGTACTGGTAACGCTGCTCACACTCGGATCGGTCTCATGGCAAATAGCATCGACTTTGGATACCGCGAGCGTCGCGGCGATCGGCAGGGTCTGTATCCATGCCAGAATGTTGAATTGCGCATTTGCGGCAATAGCGGCATGGGTCATCGGGTTGGACGTCTCCAGGACGACGTTAACGGTCACGGATGTTATCGTCGGAGCTTGGACCGCAAAGATGGAGCCGATCGGCCGGACGGCGTCCACCGCGTCCTGGGCGGCCGCAAGTAGAGCCGTGCCTGGCGACCCCGTGCCATTATCCACGACGACCAGAAAGCTGCCCGGCATCGGATTAAGATTGCCATCGACATTCTCGATGACCGTGATGCGTAGTCCGAGTTGCACGGCTTCAACGGCATTCAGGATGGCCGTCGTCGTTGCCAATGACAGGCTATTGATGTACAGCTGAAAGCGTGTGCGGAAAGCGGCGTCGGTTTCGGCATTTAAGCCCCCCACGAACCCCGCCGGATTTGTGACGATATCAACCCCGTTTATGGGCGACGCCAGCAGGCCGATCGTGCCAGGCTGAATATTGCCGGCTGGTCCCATGGTGTTGCACTGTACCGGCACGGTCACGCTCGCTTGCGCCGCCGCCAAGCTATAGCCATTAGTGCCGTTCCAGGCCGGATTCGTGGGATCCGCGGTCACGGCAAAGCTTTGCGTACCATCGCTGGTCAGAACCACTGACCCGACCGGAATGACCGTTGCCATGCCGGGTGTATAGCGGCTGAAAATCACGGTCCCGCTGGCGGCCGCGCCAGGCAGCCGGTAGAAGGAAAAATCGGCCATCCAGCTGTCGAGCGCGGTGCCAACACTGGTCGCCGCCCGCGTTGTCGCCAGCACTTGCAAGATGAGCCATTGCAGCCAGAGCGCGACGGACGCGCAGGATTCCAAGATCGCTCGTAAGACGCTCCCGATCGTCAAATCGATAAGTTGCGTCGATGCACCCTGCAGCGCCGCGGCCATTTGCGACATCAAGCCGGAGAACGTCAGTACGGGGAGCATGTCAAACACCCACGGAGAAGGTCAGTGTCTCGGTTTGCCCGGATGCAACATCGCTATAGGCAATATAGACAAACACGCTGCCGTCCGGCTGTGGCGAGGTGGTGACGTCCGGCTCGGGCTGATGCGCGACCGCGGCCTCTTGAAAGAGTTGCCCCCGAATCGCCCCCTCGATGGCCCGCCCGTTGACGATGCTGCCGACATATTGTCCCAGGCCACCGCCATAGCTCGGATGCCAGGTATAGTCCTGCTGGTTCGTCAGCAATCGGCGCAACACGCGCTGTTGGCTCAAAGCGGCACCGTCAACCAGGCTGAGATCACCCGCCGGCGTGACCGCAAGATCGCCACTCCAGATCAGATTTGCGTCCGGCATGGGACGGTGCTCCCTTAATCCTGAGGACTGGGTGGCGTATCGTTCGGTGGATGCACGTGCTCATTATAGACGCCGCGGAACTGCGCCAGGGATCCGTGCTGGTCAAACACGTTGCCGCTGACATGCAGATCACCATTATGGGTCCAGGTCGCCGCATTGCTCTCGATCGAGCCATCATTATGAAGCTTCAGAAAGCTGCCCGTGCGATGCAGCAGCCATAACTCGCCCGCGGGCGCGTTCGGCGGCTGCGCCGCGTTGGACCACAGCCGGCCTACCACCAAGCCTTGCTCAGCATCGCCGTCCTGCCAGATCACAACCACCTGGTCCCCGGGCGTAGGCGGACAGACCAGCCCCCAACCATTGCCGACCCAGGGGCTCGCCATGGGCAACCAGCCGGTTAACACCCCTTCAGGCTGCACGGTCACACGGGCGGTAAATGTTGCAGGGTCAACCGAAGTCACCACGGCGACTCGCGGATGCGCCCACGCTTGGTCGAGCTGGGATGCTTGCCCGCGCAAGAGATTTAGGAAGCTGTCCAAGGCATACTCCGCGCTTCGACTGTTTGCGTGAAGCCGTGCTGAAAACTGATCCGCCGATCGACCGCGCAGATGCTATAAACCCCGTCGAAATCGGTATTCGTGCCCGCCAGCTGCATGGCCATCCTCGGGAACATCACGGCGTCGCCAGGCATCTCAATGGCGATGCTTCGTTCGTGGCCCGACATCTGGCCGAGCAACTGATTGGCCAGACTCTGAGCGTCACTGGAAGATAAATTCGGCCGCACCACGGTCCGCGTCGTGCTCAGGCTGCTTGTGGGGTTACTGGAACTGCTCTGTATCACGACGGTCTGCGACACGGCGTCCCAACTCTTGACAACCACAGTGATGCCAGCGGCGATATCCAGCGCATGGTGCATCCGCAGGCTGATACAGTCCTGCGGCGTGACCGTGACCGCCGGCACCGCGTCCGGCACCGGGGCAAAATTGAGCGTCTGCCCAGCGACCCACACGTCGAAACCTTCAAGCTGTGCCAGCCAGCACAGCAGGTCCCATTGCGTCGTCGCCCGGGCGTGTTGTGTCAATGCCGTCCGCGTTCTGCCACTCTGGTAATATCGTCCAACCAGCGTTTGGGTCGGTGTCACCGCGGCCGTCAGCCCCCGCCGGCTCGCCAGCAGCGTCGCAATCTCGCTCGATGTCTGGTTCTCGAAACTCTCATCGATCTGGGTGTCCACGAACATTGCGGCCAGGTCTCGGCCGTTGGTGTGGACCTCGCCGCGAATGGGATCAATGGAAACGGTGTCCGCATTGCCCGTGATCAGGCTTGCCCATTGACCGGCAAGGCCAATCTGCACTTCCGTCAGTAATGGAACACTGGACCAGATGGCCGCCCCCGCCCCATTCAGCGCTGCACGGATACGAAAGCGATCGGCCGCAAAGAAGCTGCTCGATTCGATCTCGGCCTCGATCACGCCCTCGACATAGGTGCCATTCAAGAACACCGCCGGCAGCGGCTGTCGCGAATGACTACCCGACACGAGACCCCCCACTGGTGTTATCAGGGATCACGAGTGTCACGATTCCACTGAGCCACGGATCGTTGATGTTGTTCAGGCTCGCAATCGCATCCCATTGCGCAGCATCATCCAGATACCGACAGGCCACATCAAACAGCGTGCCACCGCAGACGGTCAGTGTTTGCATCAGAAACCCGCATCAAGAAAATTGGTCGTGGCACGCCCGACATACCCGGATGCGGCAGTCAGCGATGCGAGCGAGCCGGCGCTTGCCACCAGGCTTGGCAGGTCCGTCGTCGTCATTCCCGGCTCGGTGCTGGCGATCGCGGCCGTAATACTGCCGCCCGTGCTGGTCAGCGCCGAGGAAGCTGCTGCGTAAGCTTGGCTTCCCGCCACAGTGGCACCCGCCGCGTTGACCGCCGCAAGCGCTAAAGCAACCCCCGGAGCCGATGCCGCGAGGTTCAGATCCGCGACAATGTCGGCAAGCAACGTGACCGGTGCTGTCGCCGCTGTCGCCGTCTGCGTTCCAATCAGCACAGTGCACGCGATCTGGTAAGGGATCCACCAGCTATTGCAAAATTCCAGCTTCAGCTCAGACACGATAACGGTCGCCGAGAAGACGTCCCAGGACAGTGGCGTTGCGAGCCCACCGATGCGCAAGGCATCAAGCGCCCGGGCCCGGTCCGTGGCGTCATTGCCGGAAAGAATTCCATGCCAGGCGATGACCGCGTCATCGGCACCCATCGCGTCAATCACGCGCGTGCCGCCCGGCAATTTGTGAACGGCCATGGCCTGCGCACCACCGAACGTAATTCGGGCTGCAATCTCGAATCCGTCCAGGAACACACTGCCCAGGAATAATCCCATGGTCAGCCTCCGATCATGGCACCCGTCGGAAATACATTGCGCCGAGGATCAAACCCGGCACTGCCGCTGGCCGGCCGCCCAGCCTCCGCGGCGAGTGACTGCGCCATCCATCTCCCCATCAGCCTTCCATCCAGATAAACATCACCTTGCGTAGGTCCCTGCCGCTCAGCCGTGCCGCTGCCCGTCCCGGAATTCCCCGTCTCGCCGGGCCAGATGCCGGCACCCTGGGATCCAGTTCCCGCACCCGAGCGGAAAGCTGGATCAGGCAGCGCCGATACGCATGGCGCAGGTGTCACCGTCGCAGGACGGTCGGCCCACCCGATCGGCGCCATCGCTTTTGTCAAAGCTTGCCGCGGTGGCCACGACTCTGCGCCATGGTCTCCTGGGCTTGTCCCCGTTTGTGCCTTGGCTGCCTGGGCGATGGCGAGTTGGAAATGACGCAAAGCGTGTTGGCCGCCTCCGCCTGCCCCCATGGCGGCACTCGGCAGGTGCGTCCAGGGGAGCGGATTGCGCCCCTCCCCACCGGTTGGGCCCGCACGCTCTCGCGTCACCGCGCTGGGCGGGGTTGCCCCAGCACTCAGACCGGCGGCCATCGTGGGCGGCGCCCGTCTCTCCACAGCCGGTTGGCCGGGGCTACTGTGCCAATGAAGCTTCACCCGGTTCACCGTGCCGCCAACTGGTTGCTGGCTGCTCCGCGCGACGTCAGGCCGGCCGGTTCGCGGCGATGCCGCCTGCGTCACAGAAATGCCGCGCCCGTCCATGGTGTCGGGCTTGGGTCCTGTGTCCGGCCGCCGCGCGTCCGACCCCAGCGAAGGCGTGTCGCGCATGGTCGCCTGGCCATGATCGAACTGCCGCGATGCCGTGCCTGGTAGCTGTCCATCCCAGCCGTCTCGCGCTGCCGCCGTGTGACCGGCACCGCCACGCTGCACCGGCACCGCCCGCGCCCTCATTCCAGCAGCGTCCGCAGGAGCAAATCGGCTCACGCGATGGAATAACAACGCGTCCATGGCTGCTCTTACCGCACGGTGACCGCGGTCCAAACTCTCCGGCAAACGGAGGCGTATCGCCAGCCTGCGACCGGGTTCGGCGGCCTCTTCCAAGCTTCTCTCCCAATTCGCACGCGGTCCCACAGCTAATGGCTGCTCCACGACATTGACGCCCAGTCAAACACATGGCCATCGAGTTGCCCCAGCGCGACAACCCAAGCCAACCGTTCCGGCGCCGGCAAGGCAAACGCCACATCAAAAGGCACGCCGTTCCGGACAAGATACAAGCTATCGACCAGATCGGCGTGCCCGCTCAGTTTCCCGGTTGGGCCTTGCCCGCCTCCGCGCTGTCCACCGCGTCCAAGGCATCGGCCACGGCCGCAATGCCGTCATCGCCTAATCGGCGAACCAGCGACTCCAGCTGGTCTTCGGTCACTGGCGGTGGCACCGGCACGTCGTCGATTGCCGAAACGGAACACGCCAGCAGGGCCATGCCGAGATAGGGGGCATTCAGCGAAAGCTCGGACCCCAGCACCTTGAACAGCCTTAGCCGATCGAGAGCATCGAGTCGTCGAAACGTCACGCGCCGGCCGGATGCATCGATGGCGGTATATATTCGGGCGGCGTCCGCCAGCAATCGTCCCGATGGCGTCATCATCAGATCCGCTGCCTCTGCGTCGCAAAGAATTCCAGCCTCTGTTTCACCGCGGCGTCGCCCCGCCATGTGCCGGAATTGCTTACCTTGAAGACCACACCGCTATATTGATAGGTGGACGTCGAGCCATCGACCTCCTGAATATACTGATAGATCGTCCCCGCCGGCAAATTGCCCTGCGTAAAGAACGCCTGCTCCGCGACAGCCATGAAGTCGTCGACGGTGCTCGTTCCCCGCTCAACCTCGAAGTTACCCTCCCAGCCCTTCGGCAGTTCCGCCCCCATCGGCACGCCATCCAGGCGGTCGAGCCGCACCGACTGCGTCAGCTGCCGGCTCTCAAAGCCCGTCACGTAGCTCAGATCAACCCGGCCGAATGGACCCATGATCACAAGCTGGCAGTCCCGGCCGATGGAGAATGAATTAATGGGCATGATCGGCTCTTTCCCGTTTGCTGATCACTGGAGATGAAGGCACGGCCTAAGAAGTGGGGGAGACGTGCCGTCCCCCCTATCCTAAAGAATGACGGGGGGTTTGGGGGGGACGGCACGTCTCCCCCAACCTTGCCTCATTCACGAGCTCGGCAGGATCTGCTGCTGCACGACCACGGTTTGGCCGCCCTCGACATTCACGATAAACTTCTCATTGATGCCCTGATACTGCACCTGCGCGTCACTCTGCACATAACCCAGGCTGGTCTGGCTCGGCGGATTATTGGTGCCGTCGCAAATGACCGAGAATGGCAACTGCCCCGCGCTATTCGTGCCCAATATCCCCTGCGACAGCAAATTTTGCAGAAAGCTCAACTGGGTTGCCCTGATTTGCTGGAACAATTGGCTGTTGATCACTTGCCCGACAAACGGCCCCATGCCGGCCGCCAACGTCGCCGCGATGAAATTCGTCATCC